TTCGATTGCATCCAACGATGCAAGCATCTCAGGCGTTTTCGGATAGACGGCTGCGTTGCCTTCAGCCACCCAGTTCCGCGCATTCAGTGCCTTCACCAGGATCTGAACCGCCTCGTCCGGATTCGGGGCCTTCACCCAGGCATGGACATGGGCGCCCTTCACCACGCCAAATTCGGCGCTGCTGGGCGTGGGCTGGCCGGTTACTTGGATTCGATACATCACGGTGTCTCCCACTTATCTAGATTTCTTCGCCGGAACGGAGGACGAATGGACAGGGAACGGCTGATCGAGGCCCTGAGAACCGCTGGATACCTGGCTCAGGAGTTTCACTATGTTTTGCGGTTCCAGCCCAAAGGCTCTGTCCAGCGCCGGTTTGGGACGATTGAGCCCTCCAGCGAATGGGCCGGTGATTACCGGGACACCGACTGTTTCGCAGCGGCCACTTCACGGTTGGCGGCGCTTCAGGTTTTCCTCAAGCGACTTGATGCCGTGCATCCCGTCGGGGTAGAGCGCGTCGAAGGGGCGACCCAGGTCATCGAAGCCGGTCATGGCGGCGATTGCATCGCGCACTCGAAGGATTCCCTCGCCCGAGCACAGGCTCTGCTTGTCGCTCTCGGCCTGGAGATCCGCCAGCAGCCAGCGGGCAGCGGCGTAGATGGCGGCTTTCTCGTGGTCGGTATCCGCCTTGGCGGCTTGCTTCACCTGCTCCTTTAACTTGGCCACCGCTAAGTTCGGGTCGTTCATCGGTTCTCCAGTCAGTGGTTCATCCCTTTTATAGCAGTCATACAGCGAGTATCCCATGGAACCCTTCACGCGAACGGCCAAGCCGCGCAACTGGACCCGCAAGCGGATCAACGCGGATCTGAAGGCCCGGGGCACCTGCCAGGCCGACTTGGTGCGCGCCTCGGGCAAATCGCCGGCGATGGTCTGCGAGGTCGTGGCCGGGAAGCGCAAGAGCCTGCCCATCGCCACCGTGATCGCCGCGGCCCTCGGCAGGCAGACCTGGGAGATCTGGCCGCGTCTCTACGTGGCGCCCGCCATGTCCACGGATGTTCCCACGACGGCCGCCATGGCTGCTCCAACCGCCACCGCCCTCGCCAGCTGATTCCCATAGGACCTCCTCATGCCCCTCAAGCCTCGGTATTCCACGACTCAAGATCGACAGCGGCGATTGGCCCTGAAGGCGGCGCTGCGGGCCATTCATGAAGGGCCCTATGCCATCCCCCGTAAGGTGGTGGTGGCGGCGCTGGGCATCCACGAAAGTAACTATTCGCGGTGGATGGATGATGCGCAGTCGGACCTTCCGGGCGTGACCGACCTGATGGTGATCATCACGGTGGCGCAGAATCCCGGCCCGCTGCAGGCCATGGCCACTTACTGCGGCGAGGGCTACGTGGTGCTGGAAGACCTCAGCCAGATTGAGGAATCGGGCACCGCGAAGGGCCTGCGGCTGCAGAACCTCGAGGCCGATTCGGACGTGGATCTCACCCTGGCCAAGGATCTGGAGGACGGACGTCTGGACAAGGACGAGGCCCTGGACCTGATCCCCAAGCTGGAGGCCCGGGCCGAGGTGAACCGCCGGACGCTGGAACTGGCCCGCCGCGTGGCGAAGACAGGTATTGCCGCGGGGGGGTTGCAATGAGTGCCCTCGCACAGGATTACGTCGGCATCGTGGAACTACGCAAGCGCCTGCGGGCGCGGGGCATCAAGATGTCCCACCCGGCGATCCATGTGGCCATCGCCACCAAGCAACTGCCGGCCTACGTGGACGAGCTGCACCACAACAAGAATGGCGAGCCGGTCTTCCTGTTCAAGTTTGAAGAAGTGCTGGCCTGGCACGCGACGCGGGTTGTGCGCTATGTGGCCCCGAAGATGCCGGTCGTGCCGTTGGCACGGCGGGCCTAGCTTTACCCCCACGAAAAAGGCTCCGTGCGACCGGAGCCCCTGCCCTCACAAGGAGGAAGTGCAATGCAAGATCAAAGCTACAACCACCCGGCCGCGCCCGCAAGGGCCATCCCCCTGGGCGAAGATCTGCTTGTCACCCAGGCCAAGGTCTGCGCGCAGTTGCGGGCGGCCCTGCAGGTGCTGGAAGATGGGCCGTTCGATGCCCCCGCCATGGAGGAGGCGAAGCTGCACCTGCAGGGTGTGCTGCGGGTGCTCTTTGTGGCGCGGGAGGAGATCCGCCGCCAGACCATCCTGGTGAAGGTGCAGATCGGGCGCATGCCCCGGGAAAAGCAGGCATGAGCGCCTTCATCATGGATCCTGCGGTCATGGGCGCCATCACCAAGGCAGAGCGCGGCATCGCCTTTTTGAAGATCTCCAATCTCACCAGTGACCACGTGCGCAGCGCGGTGGAGCACCTGAAGAGTGCCGCCGTCATCGCCAAGGCCCACCAGACCCTGCTGAACGAACTGGAAACGGAGTTCCCGGCGCCGGGTGTCGCGCTGTTTGATGAGAAGGGCGCGCCCCTGCCTGGGGCGGTGGTGGCCACCGCCCTGACCACCGATGACGTGGTGCTGGCCATGACAGGGAAGGATTACGACCGTCTGAACTGGAAGGAGCAACAGTCCCTCGAGGCGGATCTCTGGTTCGCCGTGCGGACGCACATGCGCAGTCGGGCCCTCCCGGCAGAGCTATTCCGTGAGGTCAGTGATCTGTGCGAGGACGAATTCGGCGGCATGAGCACCGATATCTGGGATTGGCTGGTGGACCAGGTCAAGACCTCGGGCACCTTCGTCTGGTCCTACCTCTGCGCCCAGGATGACTGTCAGCGGCCGCGAGAGGCAGATGAGGAGTACTGCCCTGAGTGCAACTCTGCCGAGCGCCGCGAGGAATACGAGGCAAAGGAAAAGGCCCGCAAGGACGCGTTGAAGGCCGCCAAGCCCAAGGCCGTGAAGAAACCGAAAGCCTCCGCCAGCGCACGGCCTGTCCCATCCGCCGCCGAATTCCTGGCCGGTGAAGGCGGTGAGGCATGAGCGCCCTGCTGGCCGCCGCCGAGAAGCTGACCACCCGCTTGCGGATCCTGCAGAAGCTGCAGGCGCAGTGCCGGGAACGGCAGGAAGTGACCATCGAACTGCATGTGTCGGAACTCTTCGAGCCGGGTGATCTGGAGGCGATCGAGGCCTGGGAGAAGGCGCTGGCCGAGGCCACGGGGGCGCAACCGCTGCCCTTCGAGGTGACTTCATGATGGGCGTGCTGATCGTTGCGCTGCCCTTCATCGCCTTCCTGGGGCTGCTGGTGGCCGTAGGAGTGGTGCTGTTGGCCTTCTTCTGGCCCACAGTCGAGTGGCGCCTGCTCTGCTGGCTGCAGAATCGCCGAAAGAACCGCGAGAACAGGGTATTGGAGCGGCCCCGGGCTGCGGTACGGAGGCCCCGATGACCTGGCGCCTCCGTGCTCTCAATGGGTTGTCGGCCACGATGCTGCTGCTGGGCATGGTGCTGGCCTTTCCTGGCTGCATGTTGATCCTGGCCGCGGACTGGTTTACCGATCATGCCAAAGACCATGAGCCGGGGCGGTTCTGATGGATCACGTCGCCTTCTGCCTGGTGGTCGTCCTGCTGGCGTGCCTATGGGCGTTGCTGGCGCCCTTTCAGATCCCTGATACGAAACCCACCGCCGACGAGATGGCCGAACGCCAGATCCAGATCGAGCGGGCCAATCACATGGAAATCCTATGATTCAGAACCTGCATCCCTACGACATCCTGGCTTTGGGCAGCGTGGTGCGCTGGCATACCCTGCGCACGGCACGGGCCCAGACGCTGGCAGATCACAAGGCCCGGGTGGCACTGCTGGCGGTGTGGCTGGGGCACCGGTTGCCGGTGGGGCGCTTTGAGGCACACGTGGAGCTGGCCCTGCTGCGGCTGGCCTTGCTGCATGACATTCCGGAAACCCAGTTTGGCGACGTGCCCAACCCCAGCAAGCAGACCTTGAATCGTCTGGAGACGATGGATTATGACGCGGTGGTGGACGGCGTCTTCTGGCAGGCCCGGGGGGTCGAGAATCCCATGGCCACGGCCCACAACCTGCCCTTGTCGTTGCTGAAGATCGCCGACGTGCTGGAGGCGGCTGCCTTCTACTGGACCGAGGGCTTGACCATGCGTCGGCCCGGCACCGGGCACCTGCCTACTGCGATCGTGCGCGAGGCCCTGGTGGTGGTGCAGCGGGAACTGCCCGAGCTGCTCAATGCCTCCGAGGAAGTGCTGGCCGCCGCCGATGTGCCCGAGAATCTGCTTGAGCAGCTGCGTGGGGAGCAGGTGGCATGAAGGCCGAGATCATCCTCCGGCGCATTGAATGGGTGGTCTGCGAGCCGCCTGCTGGCAGGCGTGGCCCAGGGGCCGACTTCGTCTGCACCCGTTGCGGACGGCGAGATGCGATGCCGGTACCCATGCCGGTCTCGGCGCTGGTCTATTTCACGCGGGGCTTTCAGGAGTTTCACCGCTGGTGCAAGGAGGCCAAACCATGACCTCTGACTTGATGACCCTCGACCTGGACCAGTTGCGCCACCTGCTGGTGGAGCACCAGGCGCACCGACCCATTGATGTCTTCGTGCCGGAGATGAAGCCTTGGATGGCGCGCAAGGATCAGCTCAGATTTCACATCGACCTGAAGGAAGGGATCGAGGCAAGGGCCTGGAAGGATGCGCCCGGCCCTGCGCACGGGTGGACTGAAGCTGCAGCTCAGGAGGTGGGCAAGATCACCAAGGTTGAAACGATCTTGCCTACTGGCGCAACAAAACCACCTGTTCCTGCAACAAAACCACCTGTTCCTGCAACTGAACCCCTTGAATCCGTAACGGCCGCCGTGGCGGCTGAGGAGACATCCATGCCTGCGCACAAGAAACGTCTGACCCCGAAAGAGAAGGCTGAAGCCAAGAAGCGGTACCAGCGCGCCTGGTACGACCGGAACAAGGCTAAACAGCAAGATGCCCACCCCCATCAGTTGCGTACGAAAGCAAAAGAGGTTTCCGTGCGACAGCCTAAGCGTGAACTGGCTTCAGAAAGTCCAGCCCGAATCGGTCAGCACGAGCTGCCTGAGGGCGTGGTGTTTCTTCCTGTGCTGCCCAACGCCCCCGCCGCCAAGATCCGTGCCCTGCGCAGCCTGGCTCTTGAGCTCCTGCCCCAGTTGGAGGATCTGGATCCGGAGGCAGCGCGGGCTGTTGAAACCGAAATGTGCCTACTGGCCGAGACGCTCGCCCTGGGCGGCAAGCTGTTGCGGGCGCGGGTGGCGTGATGGTGCACCATGACATGCAGGCCGAAAAGTCACGCCTGGTCTCAGAGCGGATCCGCCTGTCGCTGGGCCTGCTCACGCCAGCAGAGAAGGCGAGTCAGGAAAAGGCTGAGGTTGAACGCGAGGCCAAGGCCAAGAAGCAGGCCGCGAAGGGGCTGAACCTCTTTGAGGAATGAATTCAGACACTCAACCGACCGGGATGCACCTGGTCATGCCTGAAAGGCAACCATGAGCAAGGACACCACCATCATTGTCAACGGCGTGGAATACGCACCTATCGCCAAGCTTGGACCCGAGGTGCTCATTCGCACCTATAGCGCCGGGGTTCACATCGGCACCGTTCTCAGCCGTGAAGGTACGGAGGTGGAGCTGCTCAATGCTCGCCGCCTCTGGTTCTGGAAAGGTGCGTTCACGCTCAATGAGGTGGCCACCAAGGGTGTGAACCGCAAGGAAAGTCGGATCAGCGCCATGGTGCCTTCCATCCTCCTCACCCAGGCGGTGGAGATCATTCCCGTCGCCGAAGGCGTGGATCTGAGTAGCACGGAGAAGTAGCCATGGCGACCACAAAGGATGAAGGACGCTCCGGCTCCGGCTACGGCTACGGCTACGGCTCCGGCTACGGCTCCGGCTACGGCTACGGCGACGGCTACGGCTCCGGCTCCGGCTCCGGCTCCGGCTCCGGCTCCGGCGACGGCGACGGCTACGGCTCCGGCTCCGGCTCCGGCTCCGGCTACGGCTCCAGCTCCGGCTACGGCGACGGCGACGGCTCCGGCTCCGGCTCCGGCTCCGGCTCCGGCTACGGCGACGGCGACGGCTACGGCGACGGCGACGGCAGAGGTTGATCATGCACAACCGGCGGGAACGCACCCGTCTGCGCATTCTCTTCATCGACTTGGTGGACCTCTGGTATCGGATTCTGCGACCGCAGATGAAGGTCTGGTTAGGGTTTGCGGATTACAACATTCACACCCCACCGCCCAGGAGGGCACCATGGCTGAAAAATTCTGCTGGTCAACCAACGAATAGGAATACCAAGGCGACCATGACACCCGCGAGGAAGCCCTGCTGGAAGCCATCGAGCAGGAAGAACTCGAAGAGGGCAGCCATGTGTGGACCGGGCAAGTCAAACCCATGGATGTGAAAACCCTGATCCCTCGCGGGTCATGGCTGATCGACCAAATCCAAGAGCAGGCATTTGAAGAGGCAGGAGAAGCCGCCGAAGGATGGCTCGACCACGCCACGAAGGAAGCCATGGATGATCTGCGTGGGCGAGTGGCTGAAGCTGTAGCCGCGTGGCTGGAGGCTGATCCCGCCCGTCACATTCACTTCTGGGGCGTTGAAAAAGTTCAGAAGCACACAGTCACCCCTGAGCAAGTTTCCCAGAACTAGATCTTGTCCACATCTGCATCCACCTTCTCCAAACCTTCCGAGCCCTAGAATGACCACGCATGAATTGAAGATCTGGCCTGAGCACTTCCGGGCGGTGCTGTCGGGCCGCAAGGCTTTCGAGCTGCGCAAGGACGACCGTGGTTACGAGGAGGGTAATCTCCTGGTCCTGCGTGAGTGGGAGCCGGCCACGCAGGACTACACCGGTCGGCAGGTGGAGCGGAAGGTTGTGCATGTCCTTCGACAGGGTTACGGGTTGCGGACGGGCTTTGTGGGCCTGGGCCTGTCGGCTTCGTTGCCTGATTTCACACCCAGGATGATGGACCTGCAGGCGCAGCTGGACCAGGCCCTGCAGGGCCGATTCATCGAGCGCCTGGCTGAGATCCTGGGGGTGAAGGTCTCTTGGGGGTTCGAGCCGGGCTTCGAGATCGAGACGCTGCTGAAGGCGGCTGAGGAGCTGCGACGGCTGGCTGGACCCGACGCGCAGATCCGTTTCACCAAGGCCCTGGATCTCACCCGCGAGGCGCACCAGTTGATGCTGATGGGTCACGCGCCACGCGCCAAGGAAGCCATGGGTGAAGCCTCGGTGGAGCTGCTGCGGCTGCAGGAAGGGCGGGTGGAGTGATGACGGCCCCTTGGTTCAAGCTCTACTCTAAAGAGATCCTTTCAGATCCCAAGATCAAGCTCTTGGATCACGATCATCTGGGCAAACTGTTGCTGCTGTGGGCGTTTGCGAATGAGGACGGGTGCTGCATTCCCTCTGACCCTGAATCCATAGGGAAGCTAATCGGGGTCTCAGGGAAAAACCAGATGGTTAAGCATATGGTTTGGGTGTCTCGCTTCTTTGTCCCGGTTGAAGGGGATCCCTCACGGCTGCTGAGCCCCCGGCTATTCAAGGAGCGGCAAGCCTATGAGGCCAAGTGCGACCAGCTTCGGGTCAATGGGGCCAAAGGTGGACGGCCACGAAAACCAAATGGTTTACCAAATGGTTTACCAGATGCGAAACCAGACGGAAACCAGAACGTAACCGAAGTAGGAAGTGAGAAGAAAGAAAAAGCTTGTACCCCCCAGCCCCCCAAGGGGGCCGAGGGGCCGCCGCTGCTGGAGATCCCTTGTGCCGGGAAAGGTGCCAAGGCCTGGGGGTTGCAGCAGCAGGATCTGGACGGCTGGGCTACGGCCTATCCAGGCCTGGAAGTGTTGGCAGAAGTCAGGAAAGCCAAGGCTTGGCTGGAGGCGAACCCCACGCGAGGCAAGACGCACGGCGGCATGGCGCGCTTTCTCGTGAACTGGCTTAGCCGGGCACAGGACAGCGGCCGAGCCAGCCCTGGGCGCGTTGCGCCACTGCAGCCTCGGCAGGCAGGCATCGCTGCGGATGCGGTGACGCAGGCTCAGGTCGCTCGGCTGCATGTCCCGAAACTCGCTTCCCTGGCAGGTGTGCAATGACCTTTCACCCTCGAACCCGCGAGCTGCTCTTCGCCATGGGGCTGGCCCCCAGGGAACTCAAGGCCCTGGGGGTGACGCCGATCCACCCGCTGCCAGACGCGCCGCAGGGGTTTGGCCTGGTGGGCACGGCGGGCGTCGGCAAGACCTGGGCACTGGTGCACAAGGTGGCCTGCCTGGTGGACGAGACGGTGCGCCAGCAGCCAGACCCCTCGTTGGCCAAGATGCAATACCTGCGCGGCGATGTGCTGGTGGACCGGCGGATTTCCTGGGTGAACTGGCACGACCAGGCCGAGACGCTCAAGCGCCAGGCGCTGGAATCGCAGGCGGTGGAAAGCTGGGTGGGGCGGGCACAGGATGCGTGGCTGCTGGTGATGGACGACATGGGCAGTGAGCGGGTGCGCGGGGTGGATGATTTCTCCCGTGCCTTGCTGGCCGAGGTGCTGGATCATCGCTACCGCCAGGAACGGCCGGTGCTCTGGACCAGCAACCTGGGCGTTGACGAGCTGGCGACGTTCTACCGCGGGCGTTTGGCCTCGCGGCTGCTGAGCGCTTGGCCGCCCTACGAGGTCGAGGGCGAGGATCTGCGGCTGGCGCAGCTAGGCGGGATGGTGGATTTCAAGAAGGCGGCCGGGGGTGACTCGTGAAATCCGCCAATCCCTACCAGCAGTGGCAGAGTCTGGTGGACATCCCGCCGAGGATTCGCGAAGCGGGGATCCGGCATGCCATGTCGGTGCCGTCAAACTTGGAATCGTTGGATCGGATCACCACGGGCATGGAAGCCACGATGCTGCGCCTGTTTCGCCACGAGCAGGCGCGACTGGCGGTGGCAGGTATCCGGGCTGATCTGCCCGACGTGACGCTGGTCGAGGCGGAGCATGCGGCGGCCCTGATTGCCTGCCTGAGCCCATTGACGGTGCACGATCTGCGTAGAGCCAGCCACCAACGAAAGGGGAAGTCATGATCGAACTGAACATCAAGACCAAGCTCGATGAACTGACCAAGGGGTTCAACATCATCCAGCGGATGCAGGTGCCCTGGGCGATGTCTTTGACGCTGGCCCGCCTGGGTAACATCAGCCGCGACCTGGTGGCGGCTGAGATGGAGGAGGTATTCGATCGGCCCACGTCATTTACGAAAAAGGGCGTGCGCGTGGCTTGGATCACCAAGGATCCGGATGCCTGGGCCTACCGAGTGTTCCTGAATGAGTGGGCTGGCAAGGGCACGGCACCAGTGAAGTATCTCTATCCGGAAGTCGAGGGTGGGCAGCGCAACGAAACCCGTTTCGAGCGGGCGTTGAGGTTCGCGGGCCGTCTGCCAGCTGGGATGGGAGTGGTGCCAGGCCAGGGTGCACCCATGGACGCGTATGGCAACGTGCGCAATGGTTTCCATTCGACCGTGCTCAGCATGTTGAGGGCCAGCACGGATCCGTTTCAGAATCAGACGGAGAAGTCGAAGAAGCGGAAGGCAAGGCCGTATCAGGCCAAACTATTCGTGGGCAGGCCTGGGGGTGGCCGGTTGCCTTTGGGGATCTATCAGCGCCTGGGGATGCGGCCTTTGTTCATCTTTGTGAAGGGGCGCCCGAGCTACACCAAGCGGCTGCGCTTCCATGAGCTGGTGCAGTGGGTCTTCGAAACCAAGCTTCAAAGTGAATTCCAGAAGGCTTTTGCTGACGCCATGAGAACACGATGATGGAGGTCAGGAGCTATCGGGCAGGTCCACTGACGATGATCCCCATCGGGGACCGCTGGCATTCGCGCTATCAACTGGGTGGCACCAGGAAGATGTTCAGCACCAAGGAGCCTCTTGCCAAGCGAGCCAAAGCTGAGCAGGTGGCACTGGATCATTACGAGGCAGCCAAGCTGAGGGCGCGAGGGGAGGAGCCTGAGCCGATCCTGGTGACGGCGGTGCAGCTATGGGTGGCAGCCCATGTCCTGCGTTCCAGTCCTGGCCACATCGTCAATCTGGAGCGCTTTGGGCGGCTTCACTTGGGCGAATTGGCGCAGCTCAAACTGACCCAACTGACGACGACGCGGGTGGAAGGTGAACTCAACCGCTTTCTGGAAACCCACGACAAATCCACCGCGAACCTCTGGCTGACGCATCTGCGCCTGGTCTGCAAGTGGGCAGTGCGCAGGCGCATGATTCGCGCACTTCCTTTCGATGTCCCTGAGATCAAGGTGAAGCGCAAGACCAAGGCTCTGCTGCCAACGCTGTGCGTGACGGCTTTCCTGGCACGGGTGGATCACCTGACTCGCAAGGATCCTGGGGTGGCCATGGTGGTGCGCCTGCTGCTGGGCATGGGCATCAGACCTACTGAGGCAAGGCAGGCCAAGTGGGAGTGGATGGATTGGGAGCGGGCAACCTACACGCCTTCAGAGACCAAGGGGGGGGAGGCAGTACCTAGACCCTTGCCCACCTGGTTGCTTCAGGATCTGCAGGCGATCAGGCAGCCCTTTGGCTGGATGGTAGCCACAGTCAAGGGCAGCCCAGTCACAGCCACACGGTTGGGGCGCATCATGACCCAGGCCTGCCATGACCTGGGCATACCCAGGCTCACTCCCCATCGCCTTAGGCACACCTATGCCACCTGGATGGCTGAAGAGGGCGTGCCCATCCAAGACATCCAGCACATCCTTGGACATAAAGACATCAACACGACAGCACGATATCTAGGTGTTGACTTGTCTAGGGTAAGGCGTGCGCAAGTCCGATTGGCTGAGCGTGCCGGACTGACCGGGCGAGGAAGTGGCGAGCCCTCGCCTGCCCTGGTGCGCCCGTGTTGACTAGGGAAAAGATGCAGGGTAGTGCATCGTTCACATTCCTGGTGGGGCATACCCAGCACCACCGCTGGCTTTGCGGGTCCTCTTTTCGACCCCCCGCTGGGGGTAATTCGGACCCCATACGCATGCGTATGTAGGGGGTTTTTTAGGGCACTTCCTGTTTCCCCGCTTTCTTTATTCACTTAGGCATTATGGACCCCTATAAATTAACCCAACCTGAGCTGGCCCAGATCCTCGAAAAGACGGACCGAGCCATCCGGGATATGGACGGAGAACCAACACCCATCCCATCCTCCGGCAGTCACCGCGCCCGCCGCTACGACCTTCGGAAGGTCATCCCCTGGCTGATCGCAAGAGCATTAAAAAAAGCGGAAGTTCCGGAAGTTGGGGTCTTCGAGGAAGCGGACGTTGCGCCATACAAGTTGAGCGAAGCCAGGAAGATGGCCGCAGATGCCGACCTTGCCGAGCAAAAAGCAGCCCGAGACCGGGGCGAATTGCTTCACATTCTCGACTACGAACGGGCCTGGGCCGTGCGCATCCAGCGACATAAGGAGGGCATGGTCGCCATCAAGGCCCGCTTATCCACCCGGGTGGGGCCCAGCGTTGCCGCCATCGTCGATGACGAGATCCGTGCCGTGCTCGGGGCCATGGATGAGATCCAGATCGCAGAGGGAGCATGAGTTACACCACTGCTCCCGAGGCCTTCGAGCGTCTGCGCCAGGTCGAAGCCCGCCTCGACGCCCTGTGGGCCATCCCCACACCGCCCGGCATCATCGAGTGGGGCGCCCAGATCGAGCTGACCACCGGCACCCGCAAGGGCCCCTGGCGACCCGACCCCTACCAGGTCGAGATCCTCGAAGCCGTCACCGATCCCATCGTGCGCCGCATCACCAACCTGAAACCCGCCCAGATTGGCTGGTCCCTGCTGTGCCAGATCGTCGCTGGGTATGGCGTGGACCAGCTGGCCCTCAATGTTCTGCACATCTGGCCCAGCCAGGATGGCGCCGCCAAGTTCGGGAAAGACCGACTCGATCCCATGATCGATTCCCTGGAGTGCCTTCGGGACAAGCTAATCAAACCCACCGCCAAGAACGGGGGCAGCACCACCCGACATAAGAAATTCACCAATGGCGCAGGGATCTTCCTGGCCTCCGCCGGCAACGGCCGCGAGCTGCGTGGCTATGAATCAGGCCTGATGATCTTCGACGAACGCAGCGCCTGGAAGGTCGACCTCAACGGCGAAGGCAACCCAGCCCGCATCGCCGAGGCCCGCGGCAAGACCCATCCCGGCCTCAAGATCCTGGAAGGCAGCACCCCAGCCCTGCCCAAAGGCCTCGATCCCACCGACCTCAGCTACGATCGCGGCTCCCGGGGCCGCTGGTCCGTGCCGTGCCCCCACTGCAACTACAGCCTGAACCTCCATTGGCGCGACACCAAGTCCGGCGAATACCTCCTGAAGTTCGACCGCCAGGGCCCCAACAACCGGGAAGTTGTGCCCGGCAGTGTCGGCTACCTCTGCCTTGGGTGCGGCACCCTCATCGATGAGAAGCACAAATGGGCCATGGCCCAGGCAGGGTGCTACCTCCACGAGTATCCCGATCGAAAGGCCCACCGTTCCTTCCACATGACCGCCCTCGCCAGCCTCGCCGGAGACCCCTGGGAACTGCTCGCACAGCAGTGGCTCGATGCCCAGGATGATCCCAACGAACTGAAAACCTTCCTCACCTTGAACCTGGGCGAAGCCTGGGAGGACCGCGGCCAGAGCGTCACCAAGGACATCCTCCGGATCCGGGCCGACCTGGAAACGCGCGACCGTGGCGTCATTCCCAACGGCGTGGCCGTGGTCACCTGCTTTGTGGACGTGCAGGGCGAGGGCTCCGGCAAGGATGGCTACCTCTACGCCACCATTGTCGGATTCGGTCTCGACCAGGAAGCCTGGCTCATCGACTGGACCATCGAGCCCGGCGACGTCGCCGATCCCGAACTCTGGGCCGCCCTCGATCGCTGGCTGCTCGAACCACGCAAGCACGAGACCTCCGGCAAGGTGATCAAAATCGCCATCACCCTGGTGGATTCCGGCAGCGGCAGCCATGCCGACGCCGTCTACAGCTACGCCATACCCCGGCAGGGCGCCGCCCGCCGCGTCTTCGCCAGCAAGGGCGTCGAGCGCATCGACCGGCCAGGCCTGGTCAAAGAAGGCACCACCAAGAAAGCCCGCGTGCGCCTCTTCAACCTCAGCAACAGCGCCTGGAAACAGAAGCTCTTCGGCATGTTGCAGCGCTCCAAGATGGGTCCCGGCTACGTCCACCTGGCCCACTGGGTCACCGACGAATTCATCGAGGAGCTAACCGCCGAAGTCTACGTCACCATCCAGGATCCCAAGACCCGCCAGATCCGGGGCGAGTGGAAGAACATCCGCAAGCGCAACGAAGCTTGGGATTGCTTCGGCGGGTGCCTCTGTGGCCTCTGGATCCTACAGAACCACCTGGCCCCCGGAACCTACAAGGATCTCGCGCGCCTGGCCGAAGAGAATGCCGCCCTTGAAGCCAAGCCCACCCCCGCCGTTCAGCCTATGAGCCCGTCCCGTCCCGGCATGGGCGGCGGGCTGGGGGGTGGTCGAATGGGCGGCGGCTTCGGTGGAGGCCTGTTTCGGGGCGGACTCTGACCCGTGGTTTTTTTTACCACGGATGATTTTCCAGCCTTGCCCGACCTTGGGTGGGGAGGCACCAATGAGCGAAGGGGCGTGGTCTAAGTTCTCGATCGCCTACGGCTGCCGGGGCCGAGTGAATCTAGGCCTCCCCACTTTGGGTGCCTCCAGATGAGCACTCAGCTGACCGAACACTTCACGGTTGAAGAGCTCACCCAGAGCCACCATGGCATCGACAATGAATGCCCCCCTGAGCTGGCGGCCAACCTCCTGTTAACGGCCCAGAAAGGCGAAGATGCCCGCGCCATCCTTTCAGCGAAGGCGGAGAAGGAATGCCACCTGCGGGCGGCCTACGGGTACCGCTGCGAGGCTGAAAACAAGGCCTGCGGTAGCACCTCGCCCACCAGCGCACATCTTGAGGCCCTGGGCATGGACTGCGTTCCGGATCCAAACCTCTTCACCCTTCGTGAGGCATGGGATGTGCTGCGCCTCCACCCCACCTTCATGGCCGATGTGGATCAGATGATCATCGAGCGGGGGTGCCTGCACTTCGGTCTGCCCACCGCCAAGCTCAACCACATCCCCCGGCACGAGCTGCGCCTTGACCAGGATGTCAACGGCAAGCGGACCTATCCCTTGTTCGGGATCTGGAAGGCGCCCCATGCCTGACCCGCGCCTAGAATCCGCCTGGCGGGCCGAACTTCAGCGCCGCTCTCGCGCCCGCCGAGCCTACTGGCTGGGCATCGGCGAAATCGATCTCTTCCTCTGCGCCTGGTCCTGCGGGGCACTGGCGCTGATTTCCCTGTTCACCCATAGGAGCCAGCCATGACCAAGACCATCCGAGTCGAGAACGCCGACACCAGCCCCTTCAAGGTGAGGGTCCAAGTCTGGGACATCCCCTACCGCCCCGAAGGCGAAGAACAGAAACCCCACGTTCTGGCGAAGACCATCGACCTTGACTACCCCACCCAGATGACGCCGCTCGATCTCTGCATCACCAGCAGCCGCTATCTGATCGTCAAAGAAGTCGAAGCCTGACCATGGCCTTCGACTGGAAAGCCATCATCAAGACCGCCGCGCCTTTTCTCGGCACCGCGCTCTATGGGCCGCTCGGAACCGCCGCAGGGAAGCTGATCGCCGTCGCCCTAGGCGGCGATGAGACGAAAGCCACGGCTGACGATCTGGCCAAACTGGTCCAGAACGTCACCCCCGAGCAGCTGCTGGCCCTCAAGAATGCCGACAAGGACTATGCCCTCCAGTTGAAGGCGCTGGACATCAACGAGGTGAAAGATCTCGAAGCCCTCGCCGTGCAGGACCGCGACAGCGCCCGCAACCGTGAAATCCAGGTGCGGGATAACACCCCGGCCATCGGGTTCTACCTCATCACGGCGGGCTTTTTTGGCTTGCTGGCAGCCCTGCTCAAGATCCAGGTCCCTCCCGAAAACAAGGCTGTGCTCTTCAGCCTGATCGGGAGCCTGGGCACGGTCTGG